TTGCGTTAGTTGACCGACCTGCAATACAAAAGAATTGGAACGCATTTAATAAAACACAAAAATTTGAAATTGTTAATGAAGACCGTCGCATTATTTCGGGCGCTATTATGTTGGCTGACACGCCAATTTTTAGGTCTGACGCTACTTATGGCGACTACTATGTGGCTTTTAGTCGTGATACTATTCTTAAAATTGTACAAAAGTTTTTCAAAAAAGGATTCCAAAGCAATGTAAACTTAATGCACGATTCAAAAGCACAATTTGAAGGTGTTACATTATTTGAAAGCTTTATTTCTGACCCTTCACGTGGCATTATGCCAATGAAAGGATTTGAAGATGCGCCTGAAGGTTCTTGGTTTGGTTCAATGATTGTTGACAACGAAGAAGCTTGGCAAAAAGTAAAGAATGGGGAAATAATGGGGTTCAGCGTTGAAGGTTTATTTAATTACAAACCAAAGGAAGTAAGCAAGGTTTCTTCAATGGTTGACGAAATTAAAAAAATATTGTCACAGGTTAAGTGATAAACATTTTATTTTTTAACTATATAATAAAAAAAGTATGAACGCACAGGAAGCGATTTTAAAAATCAAAGCTTTGTTTGAAGAAAACACGGCTGCACCTGTTGAAGAAGTAAAGGCTGAACCAATTGTTGAAGAAACAAAGGTTGAAATGTCTGAATATTCTTTAATGGACGGCACAAAAGTTGAAATTTCAGCTTTGGAAATTGGCGGTTCAGTAACAATGCCCGACGGTACACCTGCACCCGCAGGCGAACACCAATTGGCAGACGGAACTGTAATGCAATTAGATGAAAACGGTATTATCATTGAAATTTCTTCAAAAGAAGAAGACGTGACAACCGAAGAAGAAGCTGCACCTGCACCCGAAGATATGGGGAAGGAAGCAGACAAAAAAATGCAAGAAATGACTGAAGCATTTGAAGCGCAAATTGCTGAAATAAAAGCAGCAAAAGAAGTTTCTGACGCTAAGGTTTTGGATTTGGAAAATAAGGTTAAGCAAGGATTTGCACAGGTAGCTGAATTAATTGAAGCACTTTCAAGTACACCAAGCGCAGACCCAATTTCAAAGCCAAATTCTTTTAATTCATTTATAAAAACAAATGATTTGAAAGAACAAAGATTGGAAAAATATAGAAACGCAATTTTAAACACTAAAAATTAATAACAATGGCATTTGATGTATCAGCATTAGCCGCATATACTGAACAAAACGCAGCACAATTAGTGACGTCTTCAGTATTAGGCGCAAAGACTGCAAACTTGATTAAGAGTGCAGGAAATGTTATGGTTGGCGTAAAAAGCGCTGAAACTATTAACATTATGGACACAGACGCAATATTTCAAGCAGGCGGAAGCTGCGGATTTACTGCTTCAGGTTCAACAACTTTCACACAAAGAACTGTGACTGTTGGAAAAATTAAAGTAAACGAAGCACTTTGTCCAAAAGACTTAGAAGCTAAGTATTTACAAAAAGCATTGCCTACGGGTTCAATGTACGATTCAGTTCCTTTTGAGCAAGAATTTGCTGATAAAAAAGCAAAAACAATTGCTGCACAATTAGAAACTGCAATTTGGCAAGGTGACACTTCAAGTGTTAACGTAAACTTAAACAAGTTTGACGGTTTAGTAAAATTAATCGGTGCTGCTTCGGGTGTTGTAGCTGCAAATGCTTCTACTTATATTAGTGGTGCGCCTTTGAGTTCAATTACTGCTGCAAACGTTATAAGCATTTTTGACGGTGTTTACGCTGCTATTCCTGCGAAAGTTGTAGCTGCTGACGATATGACCATTTTCTGTGGTCAAGATTTGTTCAGAACTTACACTATTGCTTTAAAGAACGCAAACAGTTTCCATTATTCAGTTGACGCGAAGGCAGACGGTGAGTTTGTTTTACCGGGTACAATGATTAAGGTTGTTTCTGTTGGCGGATTGAATGGCACAAACAAAATTTACGCTGCACGTTTAAGTAACTTGTTTATCGGTACAGACTTATTGAACGAAGAAGAAAAGTTTGAAATTTTCTACGCAAAAGAAGCTGACCAAGTACGTTTTGTATCTGAATTCAAAATGGGCGTGAATATTGCATTCCCTGATGAAACAGTGAAATTCATATTGGCTTAATTAATAGGGGGGTGAAATATCCCCCCATTTTTATAAAATTTAAAATTTAATATTATGCCGTGCGCATTAACACAGGGATATTCTTTAGATTGTCGCGATAGTTTAGGCGGAATCGTTGAAGTATATTTTACTGAAGCTGCAAACGTAACAACAACAACCGAAGCAAGTGGTGTAATTACCGCTTTAACTAAGGCTGCGGGAAAACGTTTTTGGAAATATGCTTTGGTAAAAGATACTTCTATGTTCAACCAAACAATGAATGCGTCCGTTGCAAACGGTACTGTATTCTATGCACAAGAACTTCAGATTATCCTTAACAAATTACAGACCAATACAAGAAATGAATTATTGTTATTGGCACAAAATAGCTTAGTTGCAGTCGCAAAAGATAGCAACGGCATTTATTGGTATTTAGGAAAAACACGTGGTATTGATATGACTGCAAATGCAGCTTCAACAGGTACTGCGCAAGGTGACAGAAGCGGATTCACTTTAACTTTCACAGGTTCTGAACCTGCGTTAGCGCCAAGTGTAACTTCAACTGTTTATAATGCGTTGGAAACACCGGGTGCTTAAAACTTTGTTTTTCATAGGTTTATAGGTTTGCCGCCGTTCGTTAATTCGTTCGGCGGTTTTTTTATGTAGTAATGTTATAACTTGACTTTTGTTATAACATAGTAAAGTTATAACTTGACAAAATCCGTGATTGTGTCACTAATTTTACAAAATATGTGACATAGTAAGGGGTAATTCTATTAATTGTTGTACTATAATTAAGGTATATATGTTACTGATTTATATAGACTTGTAACAAAATTTGTTAATTGTTGGTAGTAATACTACGCAAATTATCAAAAAATGTAAACTGTTCAAGTTTTGATAGTGTTCACGAATACGTGAACATCACAAATTGTGATACCCAAATTATAAAATCTTGTTGTACCTAAATTATAATATTATACACTTATTCGTACGATAATGTGTCATAAAACGCACTTTTTGATACGTATTTGTACCATATAAGTCATATTTATACTTAATGTGCAACAAATTACATTTTTGGCTATTTACCTATATGATTAGGTTCACAAAAGGACAGACACAAAATATTATACTTACTTTAACTGAAAAGCAGTTATTGACAAACCCAAATTACCTTTTTGTCTTCACAAATAGAAGCGCAAATACAGAAGTAAAGTTTGTTAAATTAAATGCAACGGATTTAAGTTTGTACAAAGATAGGTACAATGAATTTTCCATTGTAACCAACACAAATTTTGGTTCTTCTTTAAATGGACAATATGTTTATCAGGTTTACGAACAAGCAAGTACGTCAAATACTAACCCAACCGGTTTGAATTTATTGGAAACGGGGATAATGGAATTAGTCGGAACGCCGTTTGAATTTACTGAATATTCAACAACAGACACATACACAATTAGACAATAATGGATTTACGCGTATTATCATTTGCAGAAGCACGTCAGCCTGAATTTAAGGAAAAAAAGGGTGAAGGATATGTTCAGTATGGCGACCGCAACGATTACCCAATTTATTTGGTTGAATTATTTAATAAGTCAGCTAAACACAATGCCATTGTAAAAAGCAAGGTGCATTATATTACCGGTAACGGTTGGAAGGGAAACGACCAAGCTGATACTTTTATTAAGAAAGTTAACAGAATGGAATCTTTGGACGATTTAACCCGCAAAGTTTCATTGGACACAGAATTGTTTGGCGGTTATTATTTAGAAATTATTTGGTCGGTTACCGGTCAATTGGCTGAAATATGGCATTTAGATTATACAAAAGTTCGTACAAATAAAGACAATACACAATTTTGGTATAAAGAAGATTGGACGGCACGTGATGAAAAGCCTTTAATTTACACGGCATTCAATCCAAACAATCCAACAGGTAAGCAAATTCTTTATGTTAAGGAATACCGCCCAAATATGGGTATTTACAGTTTACCGGGTTACTTCGGCGCTTTAAATTACATTGAATCAGACATTGAAATTTCTAAACACGTTTTAGGAAATGCACAAACAGGATTTAGCGCAAGTAAATTAATTACTTTGCCAAATGGCGAACCTTCAGACGAAGAAAAGCGCAATATTGAAAAGCGTTTTACAAATAGGTTTAGCGGTTCAGACGGTAAGAAGTTTATTTTGGCTTTCGTTAATGATAGCGCAAGAAAACCAATTGTTGACGATTTAGGCGCGTCAGATATTACCAAAGAAGACTTTGGACGTGTTGACACATTAATACAAACAAATATATTTAGCGGTCACCAAATTACAACGCCTTCAATATTCGGTATTGCTGAAGCGGGTAAATTGGGCGCACGTTCTGAAATGCGCGACGGTTACGAAATATTTAAAAATACTTACGTTAATAGTAAGCAAATGCACCTTGAAGGGGTGTTTAATATGCTTGCGAAATATCGTGGCGTTGTTGACCCTGAATTAAGTATTATTCCAACCGAACCAATTGGCTTTGAATTTACTGAAAACTTATTAAAGGAAATTGCACCGAAGGAATGGCTATTGGAAAAAGCGGGCATTGATATTACCAAATATCAGACCGTTGCACCTGTGGCACAACAAGCTGCATTTGCAGACGATTTCAGCGCCTTTTATGACTTTGGCGAAACAAAGGACGGATTCAATGTTTGGAAGCAAAAAACACGCTTTAATGACGATTCTGAATATCAAATGTTTGCAGACGTAAGCCAATTACAGGCAAACGTACTTGATTTGATTGCAAAAGACAAAAGGGTAACGCCGGACGTATTGGCAACAACGCTTGACCAAAACGTTGACACTATTGAATTGGTTATTAAGGATTTAATTGACAAAGGGTATATTAATTCAAATTCATATACGATTGGCGAAGGAATTGACGGAAATACAATTATTGAACATACTTTAACAGAACCAATTGGCGATATTTTAACAAAGATTCAGCCACAAACAAAGGAATTGTTAATTCGTTATTCTTACGAATGGAAAACAGGTTTTTCAAATAAGGATAAAAAAACAAGCCGTCCGTTTTGTGTTGCTTTATTAGATGCAAATAAAATGTATTCACGTTCAGAAATTGAATCAATAAGCGCGCGTTTAGGATATTCCGTTTGGGATAGGAAGGGCGGTTGGTACACAGTACCGGGAACTGATACACACGAAGCAAGTTGTCGCCACCAATGGGTTTCAAACATAGTAACAAGAAAATAGAATGAGTAAAAACACATTATTTATATCAGTACAGACAATTAAGGACAGAACCGGGTTACACGCTAACGTGGACGAAAAATTGGTTTTGCCTGAAATTAAGACCGCGCAGGATATGTATATTTTACCCGCTTTGGGTTCAGCATTGTACAATGAATTGCAAGCTGCGGTTGTGGCAAATACCTTTACACAATTACAAACAACTTTATTAGACGATTACCTTGTTGACTGTTTGATTTATTTTGTTATGTCAGAACTTCCGCAAGGTTTATCATATCAATTTTACAATAAGGGTTTAATAAGAAAAACAGGTGAAAATCAAGAATCACCGTCAATGCAGGATATGATTGACGTTGCAAATAGATACCGCGCACGCGCTGAATTCTATAAACAAAGACTTATAAAATACCTAAAACAAAACAATGCTTTGTACCCGAATTATTTAAACTTTGGTTCAGGCATTGATTCAATTAAACCTGACAATGAAGGATATTCTGTTTCAATGTGGTTGGGTGACAATGGTTGTTGCGGGGACGGGGATAGCAGAAAAAGCTTTGAAGAACGTTATCAGGGAAACATTGGTTGTTGTTAAAATATGAGTAAACAAGTAACTATTAAAAACCAAAATAAGCTTAAAGTTTATTTGGAAAAAGCAAAAAAGAATGACATTAAACCAAATAGTCAAAGAACTGACAACGATAGGAAACCAACACGAACAAATTGATTTTGTTTATTTTGGGGACGTTTGGGAACGTTTGAGCAATGGCGAAGTGACCTATCCTGCAATGTTTTTTACGTTGACAGGTGCAAGTTATGGCGCAAAAGAAATTGGTTTTTCATTTAGTCTTTATTTTATGGACAGAATGTTAAACGAAGAAACAAACGAAACTGAAGTTTTATCAGATATGACACAGGTTGCCGGTGACATAGTTGCACAATTACGTTACCCTGAAGATTATCAAATTGTGACGTGGACATTGAATCAGAATTTACCAATTACTTTTTACACAGAAAGCGACCCTGATTATTTAGCAGGTGTAAAATTAGACGTGACTTTAACAGTACCATTTATTAACAATAGGTGTCAAGTACCTTCAAATTATACTTTTTAATGGAATCAAAAAAAATTAATCAATTAGCGACAGAACTTGCGCCTGATTTATCAGATTTAACAATTATAGGCGACCCAACAACAGGTATAAGTAAAAAAATTACGCTTTCACAAATGGCGTCTTTATTTACGGGTACAGTTGAAGAATACGCAAACCTTGCGGCATTCCCTTTGGTTGGTGTGGCTGATACTATTTACATTGCGTTAAATACAAATATTATTTATCGTTGGAATACAGGTACAAGTGCATACGTTGAATTGTCACCAAATATTGTGACTTCATTGATATTTAATGACGCAAATGGATTTGACGGAACTATTAATTTAGTTGGTTCAACTGCGACATTAACAATTACGACTGCATTAACAACCGGTTCAGTTGGTTTTATAGGTGCTTCAGGTGCTTTATTACAAGACAACGCAAACTTTTTTTGGGACGATACTAATAACAGATTAGGTTTAGGTACAAATGCGCCGACAACTGCGTTGGACGTTTTCGGTTCAGGAATTATTGGGCGCATAAACGGAACTTCAACAAATAACGCATTTTTAGGTTTTTCAAGTGCAGGTGTAAATAAATGGTCAGTTGGTAACGTTCAATCAAATCATAGATACAGAATTTATAGTGAAGCAAATAGTGCTGAATTAATTTCTGTTTTACAAACAGGTGAATTTGGAATTGGTATTGCAAACCCGACAACAAAGTTTCACATTGACGGCGGTGCTTCAGCTTTAATTGCAAATTTAGACGCTGACGTTTCAATTGCAAAAAGTATTAGCTTTCGTTCAGACAATAGCAATAGAATTAACTTAGAAGTTTCAGGAACAGAATCAGGTTCAAATGCAGGTGCTAATTTCTTTTTAAGAACTTATACAGACGCAGGTGCTTTATTAAATACACCTTTAACAATTTCACGTTCAACAGGCGCAGCTACATTTAGTATAGCATCAGGAATATATACGGCAATTAATATAACATCACCAAATACATCTGTATATTATAAATTAACCCCAACAGGTGGTGATTCTTATATATTAGGTGCAGGTGTAGCACAAACTGATGATTTTTGTATTACCAATAGTACAAGGTCAACAAATTATTTAAAAATTATAGGTGGTGCAAGTGGTGGTGCAGCTACATTTAGCAGTAATATCACACTTACAAATGGATATTTAGAAATGCCTTGGAGTAATGATAATAAAACAATTTGGGAAAGATATAATAGTACAACATATTTTCAAAGAATTTCATCAAATGGTGCTGCAAGACAATTAAGATTAGAAAGCAATGGTGCTTTTGGTAATGCAAGTATTGTACTTGATGGTCAAAGCAATTCAACTGTTACAACAAGTATAACATCAGACATTACTTATGTTTCAGGAAAATTAGGTATTGGAAATCCTGCACCTGATGGGAAACTTCACGTTTTTGGTAAAACTTATGCAAGATATGGTCAAGATGATATGTTTGCATTTTATTATGATGACAATTATAGATTTGGTTTAACTAATCCTTCAACAGATTTAAGACAATTAAGAGTATTTGGTAAAGCTGCTGATGGAAATAGTTTTATAGTATTTGCAACAGGTAATGATTCAGAAAGAGGTCGTTTTACAAATGGTGGATATTTTAAAGCAAGTGTTGACGGAACTTATTTATCAACAGGTGCTTTTCACGAAATAAGAAGCAACGCAGTAGGTAACCTTATGGTATTACAACAAACTGCTTCAAGTGGAACTTTATATGGTATTGATGTTAGTTATAATAATCAAGCACCAAATAATACTACTTCAACATTTATAACATTTTATGATAATGTTAATACAAAAGCTATTATTTATTCTAATGGTACTTTTGGTTCAAGAACAAATACTTATGGTTCTATTTCAGATATTAAATTAAAAGAAAATATTACACCTGCAACATCAAAACTTAATGACTTATTAAAAGTTAATGTGGTTAACTATAATTTTATAGATGATGAAAAAAAAGAAAAACAAATTGGTGTAATTTCACAAGAATTAGAAAAAATATTCCCAAATATGGTTTTTGAAAGTGAAGATTATGAAGAAGTTGAAATTATAAATGAAGAAGGTAATATTAGTAAACAAAAACAATATTTAGGCACAAAAACAAAGTCAGTTAAATATTCAATATTTGTACCAATGCTTATAAAGGCAATGCAAGAACAACAAGCACAAATTGAAGAATTAAAAACAAAAATAAAATAATGACAATATTTTTATCAATAATATTTTTAGTTCACTTAATTAGTTGGGTTTTATACCAAAAGCACCAATTTAAAGAACGCGACCTTTACGAAATAAAACCACAGGAAGCATACGAGCAAAACAAGAAGTGGCATTTTTGGAAGGGTATAAACCATATTTCAGTTTATGTTTTAGTTTGGTCACTTTATGGCTTTTGGTCAATGTTTTTATTTGCAACTGCTTTTTGGTTTGGCTTTGACATTCTTTGCAATGTTATTGTTTTAAAAAGACCTGCATTTTACGTGGGAATAACTGCACAAACAGATAAATTTATTAGAAAAGTAGCAGAATATATAAAAATTAAACCTGAATATACTTCGGCATTGATAAAAGTATTAATTTTACTAATATTAATCATTATAAAATAAAACTATGAAAAATTACAAAGACCTATTGGAATTAGTAAACAATCTAAATCAAGCAATCGTAAATCAGCAGGTAAAAGGCGAAGACACAAAAGTTTCACAAAAACTTGGTAAACTTGCTAAAAAACTTGAAAAACATTTAAACGATTATAACGAACAAGTTGAAGAAATTAGAATTGACAATGCTTCAACAGATGACAAAGGCGTTATTTTAAAAGATGAAAAAGGCAGTTATAAGTTTAGTAAGGACGGATTGAAAAAACTATTAAACCAAATTAAAGTATTAGGCGAAAAACAATTTAATTACGAAGCAATACACGTTGTAAACCCCGCAGGTTTAGAAGAATTTTCTTTTCTTAGCGAATGGCTTACAAATGTTGAATTTATAAAAGAAGAAGAACTATAAAATGACACCGCATAGCAATCAAGCCGACATAGGCACAGGAATAAGCGTTTTAAGCGCTATTGTAAGTATTTCAACAATTCAACCGGTTGTCACATTATTTGCCGGTTTGATTGCTATAATTTCGGGTATAATGGCAATTCGCTATTACTACAACGCAACCAAAAAAGTAAAAGATGAATAAAAATATTGTGATTGCAATTTTATTGGTTGTGGTTGCTTTATTTTTATTTACAAACCCTTCGTATAAAGGCAGTTCTGTGAGCATTGTACACGATACAGTTTACCAACAGAAAACTTTTACCCAATTTAAAAAGGGAAAAGATATACATTCATATATCATTAAGACGGATTCTGTACAGATTCCTGTACACGATACAATCCGCATTTTATCCGATTATAGCCGCAAATATGCGTATTCAGATACGATTCGTTTTGATACGAATAGTGTCGTATATATTCAGGACACAATAAGTCAAAATAAGATTACCGGACGTTCAGTTGGGTTAAATATTGCTGAAAAAACTATATATGTTACAAAGACAATACAACCAAAAGACAGAACTGCCATTTATTTCGGCTTTTTAGGCGAATTAAGGCACGATAACAAACAATATGGTGTTGGTGTTGGCATAGCAATTAAAACGGCTAAAAAAGGCATTATAAATGCAAATGCAACAACTAACGGTTATTCTTTGGGATATTATTTAAAATTCTAATATGCGTCAATTCTTTACAGAAGATAACAACCGTTTAAGTATGAAAAGACTTTGCGGGTTTTTATGTACTATTTCCCTTTGTGCTAAATTAATTCATACACCGACAGAAGCATTGGTTTACACCGTTGGTGCTTTGGCAGGTGCAGCTTTTGGTTATACAATGGCTGAAAAAATATTTAAAAAGGACTAAGAATGAAGGACGAAAAAACGCTTGAACGAATTAAATTACTTCACCCCAAATTAAGGGACGAAGCAATTGAAATGTACGACGAAATTATTGCTGCGCTTACAGGATTTGCAGCGTGTCGTTTTGCTTACACATTAAGAACATTCGCAGAACAGGACGGATTGTATGCGCAAGGTCGTTCTAAGCCGGGCGCAATTGTAACAAATGCAAAGGGCGGTCAATCATATCATAACTACGGTTTGGCAATTGATATTGTTTTATTGTTGGATAAAGATAAAAACGGTACTTTTGAAACTGCAAGTTGGGATACCAAAACAGATTTTGACACAGACGGAAAATCAGATTGGATTGAAATTGTCAATATTTTTAAAAGGTACGGTTATGAATGGGGTGGCGATTGGAAGTTTTTAGATTTGCCACACTTTCAAAAAACATTCGGAAAATCAATAAAAGAACTGCAATTATTGCATTCACAGAATAAAGTTGACAAAAACGGATTCGTACTAATTTAAACCAAATATGACAAACACAAACCTAAAAACAAAACGCCGCAGACTATTTTTTGACATTGAAACTTCCCCGAACATTGGTTTGTTTTGGGAAGCCGGCTACAAAAAAAACATTGATTATTCAAATATAATACAAGAACGTGCGATTATCTGTATCTGTTATAAGTGGGAAGACGAAAAAGAAGTTTATGCGCTTAATTGGGACGCAAAGCAGAATGACAAACGTATGCTTGAACAGTTTATTGAAGTTGCAAATATGTCTAACGAAATGGTCGGTCACAATGGGGACAAATTTGACTTGGCTTGGATACGAACAAGGTGTTTGTTTCACGGTATATCAATGTTTCCAAAATATACAACCATTGATACGTTAAAAGTTGCCCGTCAAAAGTTTAGATTTAATTCTAACAGGTTGAATTACATAGCTGATTTTTTAGGTTTGGGTCAGAAAATTAAAACAGAATACAGTCTTTGGAAGGATATACTATTGCGCAAAGACAAAGTTGCAATGGAAGCAATGATAAAATATTGCAAAAAAGACGTTGTTTTGCTTGAAAAAGTTTTTAAATTGTTAAACAATCATATTGAACCAAAAACGCATTATGGCGTTATATTTGGCGAAGACAGGGGAACGTGTCCGGAATGTGGGTCGGACGATTTGATTAAAAACAATAAAGTCGTGACCGCAACAGGATTGACCCGAATTCAATACAAGTGCAAAACTTGTAATAAATTTCATTCTAAAACAGACAAATAAATGAGCAAAATCCTATATACTATTATTGACGATTTGTTGGCGCGTGAAGACAAGGGAATAAAAGAATACGGAAAAACAATGGACAGAACGGATTTGACAGAATTGGATTGGTTGCAAAACGCCTACGAAGAAGCTTTGGATTTAAGCATATACTTAAAAAAACTTATAAATATTAAAAACAATGAAAATGCCAAAAGGTTTTAATAAATGGACGCTTCAACAACAAGAAGAATTTTTTATTAAAAAGCTTCAGGAATTGTACGATATTGAAAGCGACTTGAAAAGGAATTTGGCAAAGATTCGCGGGGGAAATAGACTTAATTTTAGCGAAATTGAACGTCCGGATGAAATTCTTTTAAAAGGCTTATAATGGAAGAACAAAAACCACATACCGAACCCGAAGTTTCTGAAGAAGCGATTGAATGGGAAGAAGCGGAAACAACTACGCGTGGCGATTTAATTAGCTGCGCGTATTATGCTTATAGCACAGTTGAAGATATTGATTTGACATTGCTTTCAAAAATAGAAGCAAACAAAATACGTCGTATTAGAAGACAATCATTAGACATTATTGCCGAAGTTATTGGCGAAATGCACGCCGAAATATTTGACTTAGGCGAAGAAGAATAACCGTTTATCAGTTTATTTTGCCGTTTATCCATATATTTTTTGGATTGTATTGTGTATATTATGTATATTTGTGTTAACAAAACCAAATAACAATGACAATTACAAACGAAACAATTGGCGAATTGTATTTAAGAAACACAAACCGCGCCGCAGATTATGCAGGTGCTTTGGGGTTCAGTCGTGGAACTTTAAATTTAATTTTAAAGTATGTCAAAGAAAATGACATTGAACGTATTGAAAGCCTTGCGCACGAAGCATTAGAAGAAATTGAAAACGTATTTATTAAACATCAAATAAATTTATAATGAATCATTTACACGAATTAGACAAACTTCGTAACAATGTTAGTTACTGCGAATGGCTTTTTGATATTAGCACCGCATCAAATGCACGTAAAAGGTTGGAAATGGTAAAAAATGCACGCCAAGATTTAAAAGAATTTAAAGCAAAGTATTTCCCGCATTTATTAGTTCAGCCAAAAAGCAATTTTCCAAAAGAACCTTTTGTGCCAATGTCAACTTGGTCAGAAAAATTTGAAGAATACGGGGATATGTATTAAATTTATAAACCAAAAACAAACCTATGAAATTAGTAAAAATTCAGGCGGAATTAAAAGCGCCCAAAGGACAATTAAACAAATTCGGAAATTACCGTTACCGCAGCGCCGAAGATATTATTGAAGCGGTAAAACCAATACTTCACAAAAACGGTTGCGCGTTAATTATAACCGACGAAATTGTGCAGGTCGCTGACCGCGTATATGTAAAAGCGACGGCGGCAATATTTGACCAAGACAATATTGACTTTCAATTTACTGCGCACGGTTGGGCGCGTGAAGAAGAAGTAAAAAAAGGAATGGACGCCGCACAAATAACCGGGTCAGCTTCTTCGTATGCCCGCAAATATGCGCTTAACGGACTGTTTGCAATTGACGATACCAAAGACGCAGACGCAACAAACGAACACAAAGACGAAGTCGGGAATGACAAACGTTTATATTTGTTAACTTTGTTGGAATCCACGACATACGACGAACAGGCAAAAGAAAAATTGGCTATTCGTATTGAAGCATTAACAACAAACGAATCATACGACAAAGCTTTATTAAACCTGCAATCAAACCAAATACACGACAAAGACCGTATTGCAATGGGTATGAATTACAATCAAACAGACATTAAGAAAACAACAAAAACAAAATAATGCGCGAATATACCATTGAAGAATTAACGAGCAAAGCGGAACGAATGTTGGATTTTTTACAGAAGCCATTGCCTAAAAACGACACGCCTGATTATCACGATTCATTGATAAAACGTTTAGATACTTTAAATATTGCAATGACACAATCAGGGGAATACAGAACAGCCGCAGAATATAAAATTGAATGCGTAATTAACGGCGAAATTGGCGACAAAATCGGTGAAATAATGGACGGCAAACTTGCAACGTCAACTGTCAATATGTGGATAAAAAGCAAGGCGCGTGAATGGTCAAGATTGAAGAACGCATTTGATAGAATAAACGCTTCTTCAGTTCACCAAATAGACGCAATTCGTTCAATTCTTAGTTGGGAAAAAGCCAAAATAAACCTATAAAAAATGAATCAAGAAACCTATCAAGATTACGAAAATGGAATGCAAAATTTGCTTCCAATGGAACGTCAAATGTTATTAGCAAAAGTTTACCACTATTGTTGGTATTCACCTGAAGCTTATAAACAATTAAGCGCATACCTTGCAAAATGGGAAAAGGAATGTGAATTTAAAGCAGTATTTTTTAATCAGGATTCAGAAGAATCCACAAACCAAATATAAAATGTCAGAAGTAAAAAAAGAATCAATCGGTGCTTGGAAACGTACAACACCAAAGGGCGAAGTAATTAATTTCACAATAAACGGTCAACGTTATAATATGTGGGTAAATGGTTATAAAGACAAACCTGCGCAACCTGACTTCAAAATATATGAAGACAATTACGTTGCACCAACAGATACAAAACCACAGTCTAAACCGGATTTTAAACCATTGTCAGAAGACGATTTATTTTAATTATGAATGAAGAACTTAAAAACGAATTGGTGCAATGTTATAAAAACAGTTTATCAAGCTTAAAAATGATTCATAAAACGTTAGTAAGTGCGAAAGTTATAACAGAAGATTTTGCAGTTAGTAAAGGCGCAACAGACATTAAACCGCACAGATTGATTGAATTAGTACAGGATGTATTTGAAGCAGACGTTTTGGCTAAGAACAGGAAACAGGGTACAATCTTTGCGCGTAAAGCAAGTGCATATATTTTAAGGAAATATACACAATTGTCTTTGAACGAAATTGCACCTTTAATTGGGGTCGGTGACCATACAACAGTTATTTACAATATTCAAACTGCTTCAGATTTAATTGACACAGAAGATTGGTACAAAGAAAAAATTGACCAAATTGAAGAAGATATTGAAAGTTTTAATAACTTTGTAAGGAAATAAGTAAATGCGTTATGCAACAACGCAGTATCAAATATATTGGGTCAAGGGTTTTACAGGTAGTTGCATTGCCTGTTTGCCTGCGACCCTTTTTTTATTATGGCAATATTTAGAAAAATACACGTGAGCTTTTGGAAGGACGAATTCATTGAAAGTCTGACACCTGAACAGAAGTTTTTTTATTTGTATTTAATGACAAATGACCGGACAACGCAATGCGGCATTTATGAAATTACAATAAAACAAATGTGTTATGATACCGGTTACAATGAAGACACAATAAAAAAGCTAATTGAATTCTTTACAAAATGCGGCAAAATTCAGTATTCTTTGGCAACAAAAGAAATTGCAATGAAGAATTGGCTGAAATATAATGATTCAACTTCACCAAAGGTAAAATCCTGCATAAACAAAGAACTTATGAAGGTAAAAGATAGAGTATTGATACAGTATGCATACAGTATGGATACACATACGCAAGAAGAAGAAGAACAAGAAGAAGAAGAAGAACAAGAAAAAGAACAAATTGATAATAAAACTTTGTTTTTAGATAAAATTGAACCTTTTAAGGGTTTATTGGGGGAATCATACCAAGAATTTATTGATTATTGGTGCGAATCTTCAAAAAGTGGTAAATTGCGTTACCAAGCAGAAAAATTTTTTGACATAAAACGCCGGGTTAATACTTGGCTTCAAAACAAATTAAAGTATGGAAATACAAAAAATACTGACCCAACCGCTTCAAGTCGCAAAAGAATGCAAGACTTACAAAATTGGGTTAATAGCTAACGAAGACCTGCCAATTGTTGAAGCTTTTAAAGGCGACAAATTAAACTTGGCTTCACCTGTAATTATAAGGGAAAATTTAGCCTATATTTTTACATTAATAGGTTTAACCCGTTTACCGGACAAAATGGAATTGGAAGTTATTGAAGACTATATTCGTACAACATATCCGTATTTTACGGTGCAGGAAATGCGAATAGCTTTTAAAATGGCAGTTCAAGGTCGTTTTGAGTGCAATACAGACCACTACGAAAAGTTTTCACCAAAGTATATATCCCAAATAATGAACGCCTACAAAGCCAAAGCAAACGAAATACGCAAGAATTTACCGCCGCCACCTGAAACACCTGTGAAACAATTAACAGACGAAGAAATTGTTGAATTTACAAAAAACGATTGGCTGACAGGTAAGCGTCAAGACTTTAACCGGGTTTTTAATGCTGACAAAGTATTTTCAATCCTTTTAAGACAGGGAAAATTAAAATTTACACCCGAACAGATATTGGAAACAATTAAAGTTGTACGTGAAGACAATTTATACAGACTTAACCGGTTGAATCCATTGGAAGCCAAAGAGTTTACCAAAAGGGTTAAAAACGAAGACTTTATTGAATCACAATGTAAAAAATTAGCATTAGTTAAATATTTTGAAAATTTATCAAATTAAATATACGCACTACGGAACTTTGAAATATTGTTATACAGACAATTTTATTGACTTTTATGCCAATTATCCTGAAGTCAAAACAAAAGAAAATAGGTTATTATTTACAAAACAATTTTATGAAAAAGTGCAACAGGTGCAAAAAGAACTTGGATTGGGACAAATTCAGGAAGGACAGACGTAACCTTGACGGGTATTATGGTTATTGCAGAATATGCAGTAAAGAAAAAACCGAAATATATAAAAACAAAATTAAAGAAGGTACAATAAAAGCATTTTAAATGGATATATCCGCAAACGACCTTACAAAATGGGCTAAGACAAACCTTGAATTAATTGGTTGGCGTTTAAATAGGGTTAACAATATACCATTTGCAAAACGAAAAGGTACAGTTCAAAAAGGTTGGGCGGACTTACAAGGTTATACTGAAAAAGGTGTTTATGTAGCGGTTGAAGTTAAAAAGATAGGTGACAAATTAAGCAAAGAACAAAGGGAACGATTAAAAGATATTTTTGAATGTGGGGGGATTGTCTATATTTGTACTGAAGTAGAAAACAAACCTGCTTTAATTGAATGGTCAAAAATAAAATTTTAGCTGAATTTTGGGACTTAAAAGAAGTCAACGAAGCATTTGGTAAAATGCAACCTGAAGAATTGCGGTATGACCTGAAGGCAGAAGTTTTTTTAGTTCTTTGTGAAATGGACGAACAGAAGTTAATTGGACTGTATGAACGAAACGAATTAAGATTTTATATTGTGCGAACAATGTTGAATATGATTAAAAGTGACAGAAGTACATTTTATAAAAATTACCGCAACCATATTGAATTTGTTGCGTCTGATTTGAACAGGGAAATTAAACGTATTAATGACGAACCAACTGATTTGATTGATAAATTGGAAAAGAATTTGGAAGGTTTACATTGGTACAATAAGGAAATATTAAAACTATATGCAATTGATTTTAAAAAGAATGCAAAAGAACTAAGCAGAAAAACAGGCATTCCATATATGTCAATTGTCAGAACTATAAATAAAACCAAAAAACAAATGAAACAAAACATACGCAAATGATTTTATCAATTTTAACCGCAGTCTGTGCATCACTATTTATTAACGATATACATAACCTTCCCTTTAAATGGAAAGCGAATTTCAAGCCATTTAATTGCGGAAGTTGCTTGGCTGCGTGGCTTGCACCAATACACTATTTCGCACCTGAATTGATACAAAATATTACTTCGTGCATATTTATTGCCGGATTTTTAGCACCTGTTGTTTCAAAATTAATATGGAATTTATGGAAATAAAACAAGAACACCGCGACTTTTTAGACGCTAATATTAACAATTACGAAAGCGCGCAAAATGGATATATCCGAAATTTGGATTTACCCGAACTACAAATGTACGAACACATTTACCGTTTATATTTAGACCCTAATTTTTTATTGTCTGTTTGGTGCGGCGCTTGTAAGTTTGATATGATTATGCGTTTATACAATTGGTATGTGACGCAACCTAAACAAGTTGAACCTAAACCAATACGTGAACAATTTGAAACAGTTGTAAATGCAATTGAAAAAGAAATAAAGAAACGCGGACGTAAACCCAAAGCAAATGGCTAATTTTATACACCCAACCGCCATAATTGGCGACAACGTTATTTTAGGCGACAACAACTACATTGGCGCTTTTTGTATTATTGGCGACCCCGCAGAACACAAAAAATATTGGGGTCAAGAAAAAGGCAAAGTAATTATTGGCAACAATAACATTGTTACCGGATTGGTTACAATTGACGCCGGAACTGAAGTGCCAACCATTATTGAAGACGGTTGTTTTATTATGAAACACGCGCATATCGGTCACGATTGCCGAATAATGAATAATGTAACAATAAGCTGCGGCGCAAAGATTGGGGGTCATTCAATTATTGGTGAAGGTTCAAACATTGGACTGAACGCAGTATTACATCAATTCAGTATAATAAAAAAAGGTTGTATGATTGGCGCAAGTGCTTTTTTTAAAGGTGAATCAGAACCCGAAATGAAATATGCCGGTGTGCCTTCGCGCAAACTTGGTTCAAATATAAGAAAATGAATATAGCCGTAATTTTACTAAACCTAAACAGAAACCATTTGGCAAAACGCGTTGTTGACCAAAATTTTAAAAATGCGGGACACAATGCGGATTGTTTTTTGGTTGACAATGGCAGCGACGAAGTGCCGTATGACATTTACAATTGGACAAATTGCAATGTTTCAACAAAGAAACGGGGTATTGCCGCAGGTGTTAATGCCGGCTTAAATATGACACGCGCATACGACGGGGTATGTATATTAGCAAATGACATTCTTTTACCTGATAATTGGTTGTCAAATTGGGTTATGTTTGCTAAACGTGTGTCAAAAACAGGCATTATTGGAATACATTGTGTTGAAGATTTGCCGCCATTGGTTGACGGAATACATAAAGTACATACACCATTTGGTGACAATTACCTTACAAGGGAACTAATTGATACAATTGGCGGTTACAATACAGAATACGACCCTTATGGAATGCAAGACCGCGATTATGCGGAACGCGCAACGATTGCCGGATTTACAAATTATTACATACCTGATTTACGTTCTGAACATATTGGACACGACGTCGGAAACAATACAGAATATCGTCAAATGAAGGACGAAAGTTTACAACGCGCACAGGCAGTTTGGGAAAAATACCAACCAATTTATCACGAACAAAAAAACCTATATGCGCATTTTAGCAATAACAAGTAACAAAAGCGGTGTTGGTTATCATAGAATCATAATGCCAATAGTCAATATGCAAAAAGATTATTGTTTAATGACTGATACAATAAGCGAAGAAACATTTGAAGGAAATTACGATATTGTCGTTATGAATAGAATGTTGGCTAATATAACACCTGAACAAATGGACGCTTGGCGTACAAAGTACGGTTTTAAATTAGTTGTTGACAATGACGATTATTGGTATTTAGACCCTTCGCACATTTTACACGAACGATATGTTTTAAATAATATTAGTCAGCAAATTATTGGTTGGCTACGAATTGCCGACCTTTGCACAGTTACGCACGAACGATTGGCTGAAGAAGTAAAGCCATATAATTCAAATATTGAAATTGTGCCAAACGCCTTACCATTCGGTGAAGAACAGTTTAAGGATTTTAAAAAGGATTCAGACCTTGTTCGTTTATTTTGGTCAGGTTCGGGAACGCACGGCAAAGACTTGGAAATATTACGTAACCCAATGAAGCGTATTAATTTTCCTGTACGTACAGTTATTGCAGGATTCAATGAAGGCGAAAAGCCAATTTGGGACGGAATGATTTGCGCATTTACAAACGGATTGAAACTAAACCCAACTATTTACAATTATAATGCAGTTACCGAATATATGGCGGCTTATTGCGATTCAGATATTTCATTAATACCTTTAATTGATTCAAAGTTTAATTCAATGAAGTCTAATTTGAAGGTACTTGAAACCGCATCAAAGAAAAACCCCGCCATTGTCAGTAACGTACACCCGTACAAAGGATTTTATCCCGCCTGTCACGTCAATAGCCAAAAGGATTGGTACTATTGGATAAAACTATTAACCAAAGACCCTGACGCCCGTAAAAGCTACGGAAACGCTTTATACGAGTATTGCAATAAGAACTTCAATTTACACGAAGTAAATAAACACCGATTCGCTATTTATAAAAAACTAATAGGCAATGCCGGTAATTAAATGTTCAAACGGGAAATACAGAATTGGGTCAGGCGCTTGCATATATGACACCGAAGAAAAGGCAACAAAAGTTTGGCAGGCAATATTAGCTTCAGGCGCTTACGCTGCGGATTTAAACAAAGTTAGTTTTGATTTTGACGATACTTTAACGACTGAAAAAGGTTTTAACAAAGCAAAAGAACTAATTGCAGAAGGTAAAACAGTTTACATAGTTACACGAAGACAACAAAGCGCAAGTGAAGAAGTTTACAAAGTTGCTGACGAATTAGGCATTCCAAAAAGCAGGGTTAAATTCACAAATGGTTCTTATAAATGGGAAACCATTAAACACTACGGAATTGGTACACACTACGACAACAATTCACGTGAAATAGAATTAATTAATTCTAAAACGACTGCAAAGGGTGTAAAATTCGCGTTTCAGGATTCATATACAGATTATCCCGAAGCAGCGACAAACAACGCTAAAAAGGCTTTAAATTACGCAGAAACGAATGGTTGGGGTGATTGTGGCACACCTGTTGGAAAAGCAAGGGCAAACCAATTAGCAAACAAAGAACCAATTTCACGCGATACAATTGCAAGAATGGCGTCTTTTAAAAGACACCAACAATATAAAAACGTACCTTACGAACAAGGTTGCGGCGGTTTAATGTGGGACGCTTGGGGTGGCGACGAAGGTGTTGAATGGGCGATTCGTAAGCTTAAACAAATAGATGAAGAAACACACTAAAATTTATCTTGAATACTTTGGCTACGGTTTAGAAGACTTTATTCCCTGCGAAGTATGCGGACAAAGAGCAGTTGACATTCACCACATAGACGCACGGGGAATGGGGGGAACGAAAAAAGAAGATACGATTGACAATTTACAAGCTTTATGCCGGTACTGTCACGTTGTTATGGGCGACACAAAGACACATTATCAATATTTAAAGGACATTCACAATAAAGTATTAAATGGCAAAAGTTAAACAAGACAGTCGCAAAGTATCATTCGGCAAAAGAAAGCGTGGACACGCTAAAAAGAGTTTCAACAAACATTCGCCTAAACCAAAGGCATACAAAGGACAGGGCAGGTAAACTGCGACAAAACTGCGAAATTATGGCAAATTCAAAAGCATTAGAAAATTTAAAACCATTCGCAAAAGGCGAAGATTCAAGACGTAACTTAGAAGGGCGACCGCGTAAGTATATCAGCTTATTAAAAGAACAAGGGTATAAATTAGCTGAAATAAACGATTCAATTCAGGCGCTTATGTCAATGACCCCAAAAGAATTGGAAGCGGTTACAAATAACCCGCACGCAACTGTGCTTGAAATGACTGTTGCAAAGGCAATGACTAAGTCAATGAATAATGGCAGTCTGTATTCAATGGACACTTTATTGTCCCGTGTTTACGGTAAACCAAAAGAACAGGTTGACGTTCAACAGGATTCACGAATTGAAGTCGTATTTGTTGACGGCAAAACCATTTTGTAAATAGATTACAAAGTGCATATCTTTACATTATGCGCATAGAACTTCCAACACCACATATTAACCAAAGGCAAATATTGGATTCCAATAAACGTTTTATTGTCGTTATGTGCGGACGTCGTTTTGGTAAGTCTGAATTGTCGCAAATACTTGGAATCACAGAAGCATTAAAAGGCGGGTCAGTTGCATACGTCACACCGACATACGGATTGGCACAGGTATTCTTTGAACGCCTGACAAAGACATTGCCATTTAAAAACAATATATCAAAGCTTAAAATCTATTGTCCCAACGAAGGTTCAATTGAATTCTTTACAGGTGAAAGGTTGGATAACTTGCGCGGTCGCAAATTCCATTTGGTTATTATTGACGAAGCTGCTTTTATTTCAGACCTTGAAGACGGTTGGTCAAATAGCATACGCCCAACGCTGACCGATTACGAAGGGCGTGCGGTTTTCCTTTCAACACCACGTGGCAAAAACTTCTTTTATTCCCTGTTTATGAAGCAGGGTGAAAATGATTGGCAAAGTTTTAAATTTAGTACGTACGACAACCCGCATATAAACCCCCGCGAAATTGACGACGCCCGAATTCAATTACCCGAAGTCGTATTTAATCAGGAATATTTAGCAGACCCCGCAGAAAATAGCGCCAACCCGTTTGGGAACGCATTTATCAAACGCTGCATTAAACCTGTTTCAGCGCAGACAATTGTCTGTTATGGTATTGACCTTGCAAAGTCTGTTGACTTTACTGTTATTATTGGCTTAGATAATGCCGGAAACGTGGCTTATTTTGACCGCTTCCAATTGGATTGGCATAACACTAAGGAAACCATAAAAAGATTGCCGCCTGCGCCTATAATCGTGGATTCAACGGGAGTTGGTGACCCGATACTTGAAGACTTAATGCGCGACGGGATAAATATTGAAGGTTTGAAATTTACAAGTCAGTCAAAGCAGCAATTAATGGAAGGTTTAGCTTCAGCCATTCAACAGGGACGCATTGGATTTCCTGAAGGGGTTATTGTGGACGAATTAGACGTGTTTGAATATCAGTTCACCGCAAATGGTGTAAGGTATTCAGCGCCGTCCGGATTCCACGACGACTGCGTTATGGCATTGGCTTTGGCTTGGCAGAATCATAACATTAAGCGTGGTTCAGGGCGTTACGCCTTTGCTTAATCAATCACAAAAGTTGCTTTATTAGGCAACTTTGAGGCGAAAACGATTCATAATCGGCTCATATATGATTGATAAACCGCTTATCCTTATTATTTACCGTTCATCACAAAGTTGAAAAATAGTTGGCAATATGTTTGGAATGTGTATATAAGTTAATATATCTTTGATTTATCAAACAAACAAAAACCAACATTATGAAAAACGAAACAAAACTTAATTACGCAACTTTACATTTTGCAATTGACGATTTAGAGTTAATTAATCAAGCACTTTGCAGATTATTAATTTATACTAAAAATGAAGATAAAAAATCAGAATTGAGCAGAATTATTTGGCAATTATCACAGGCAATTAACCCTGAATTATACGAAAGTTCAGATAATGCATTATATAATTCATAAACTAATTACTATCCCCCGCAGGGGTGCGACTGTCCAACGCACATTTTAAACTTACAACTATGCCAAACAAATTAAAAACACCACAGGAAAAACATTTGGAATTATTAGCTGCCCGTCAAAAGAAATACGCCCAAGAATCATTGGGTATGGGTTGGTTCTTTGCTATTGTTGCCGGCGCTTTATTGTTAACCGCTTTAATTGAAAACATATAATATGCCATATTCAACTTGCTGCGGCGCACATACAAACTTTACGGAAATGGACATTTGTCCGGATTGCTTAGAGCATTGCGACTTTGAAGACGACGACGACGAAGAAGAAGTTGCACAGGACGAACAGACAGAAAACCAAATTGACCAAATTAAAATTGACCAAAATGCCTAATTACTACGAACTAAAACAGACGACTTTAATGGAATTGGAAATTGAAGGTTTAATTGAAAAGATTAAACAACTTGAAATAAGTTTAGGAATTAAAGAATTGGAAGTTAAACAATTAAAAATGCGTATATTAGCATTGGCAGATATTAACCAATAATACTTTATGATAACAAACTTTGAATACCTTACAAGGGAAATGACCGACGAAGAAAAGAAGTTAGTGCCAATTCTGATAAAAGGATTTAGCACCAAGACAAAAGACAACCCAATTAAAGCGCCTGAAATTGTACAGTCAATCAATGGCAAACGTGAAACATTGGGTTTAAAGTCAAACTTTTCTGAAGTTAGGTTGCGAAAAATAGTTAACTTTATAAGGGCAGAAGGCATATTGCCTTTAATAGCGACGTCAAACGGTTACTATTGCAGCAATGACAAAGAAGAAATAAAGAACCAAATTGAAAGCTTAACGCAGCGCGCTGAAGCGATTATGTCAAGCGCTAACGGGTTAAATAAATTTTTATGATAATAGTTTTATCAATAATATGTTGGGAATGTGTTAAACTTATATTCTATAAACTTATAAATAAATAATCTATGAAGGAATTAATTGAACTTCGCGAATGGGTTGAACAACAATGCAAAACAGGTCAGCCGTTTACCTGCGCAGACGTTTTAAATAAGATTGACGAAATGTGCGAAACTGACGATGATATTGATAATCTTTTATTAACTTCGTGCTATGAAATGGAATAATTTAACCCTTTGGCAGTACCAACAATTGATGCCTATTTTAACCAACCCTGAAAAGGATTGGACAGAATTGGACAAAGAAGTTAAGCAGTTGGCGGTAATTAGCGGACTGACTGAATATCAGATTGACAGTTTAAGTATTGAAACATTAAAGGAAATGCGCCAAGACTTGGCATTTTTAGACGAACCAATTGAAGGCAAACCGGTTGACTTTATTGTTGTCAATGGCAGACGTTACCGAATGAATTACGATATTAAAAATATGCCGGCTGCACGATATATTGAAAGCAAGGTATTCAGCAAAGATACATTGGGAAACCTGCACAAAATAGCTGCGTCAATGGTTATACCGCAAAAGAAGACTTGGTTCGGCAAATGGATTGACGACAAATACGACGCAAGCAAACACGAAGATTATGCTGCGGATATGCAGGAAGCTAACTTTATACACGTTTACCATTCGTTGGTTTTTTTTTATCAAGTTTACAGAAATTGGATAGAAGTTTCTCGGGACTATATGAAGGCGGAAATGATGAAAGCGGGAATGACGGCGACGCAAGCGGATTCGGTGGTGTTGCTTTTATGCGAATCTACGGGTGGCATTATACCGCCAAACTTGTTGCCGAACACGAAAATATCAGAAATTCAGAAGCTTTTGAAATGAAGACTTTGGAGTTTTTGAATACAATGGCGTATTTAAAGTCAAAAAATGCATACGACCGCGAAGAATTAAAGCGGCAAAGATAGTTGGTTTTATGTTATGAGTAAATATGAAGAAGACCCCGTTATTTAGCGGGGTTTTTCTATTGGCGGTATTTAGAGTTGAAATAGCTATTTATTTGTATGAGTGAAGCCAAAGCACAGGCAAAAGCAATTAGGGACGGATTTCTTAAAAGAATCGGTGAACAATACAACCTTATTGACCCGACTGAATTTCCTATTGCTGAACAAATGCTTATATTCTACGGTAAGGAGTTCAACGACGAAGTACAAAAGAATCTAAGCAAAAGCGGTTCAATTGCTTCCGGTAAGATTGGGGATTTGGTTGTACCAAAGGTCAATAAATTTGGGAATGATTATGAAATGTATTTGGGATATGACAAAGACAACCCGGCTTCAGTTTATTATAAGTTTATAAACAAGGGGGTTCGTGGTGTTGGCGGTGTAAATGCAAAACCTAAAAAGGTTGCTTCAGATACGCCTTACCAATATAAAACACCATACCCAAACAAGAAAATGGCAACGTCAATTTTGCAATGGTACAGATTAGGCAAAGCAAAAACGACTTCGGAAACACAAACAAAAAAGCTAAGTAAAACACAAAGAAAAAACAAAAAGCTTAAACAAGTTGTAAATAAAGCTAATTCTTTGAAAAACCTGGCATACGCTACGGCTGCGGCAATTAAAAGGGACGGTTTACGTACAACTTCGTATTTTGATAATGCAGTTAAGGCGGTATTTAATAAAGAATTCTTTGCGACAATGGCAATCGCTTTTGGCGGTGACGTTCAGCTTCAAATTAGACAAATAGGAAATAAAATAGAATCAAACAATGGCAATAACAATAAATAGTCAACCGGCTACATATCCAAGTATGCACGAAGACCTTTGGTTTGTAGCTTCTTCAACAAATGTTGGGGTGACAAACTTTAAATTTGTGTACGACGTATATATTGACGGCGCACAGGTAAGCAGAAACAAAGTATTCCCTGCACCAAGTGGTGAAGGTAGTTACGGCGTATTTAACGCGTCACCAATGGTGCGCGCATACGTAACCAATTACTTTGAACCTTCAGGAAGCACGGTTTTAATGGCTTCAAATAATAAAATAAAAGTTGACTATCAAGTGCGCATAGGCGAAGAAGTAAGCGGTGCAGTTGTTGCAAACCTGGCTTCAGGTTCTTATTCAGCATACAACTATTATGCGCCTTTGTTCGGGGATATATTCACGGAAAACGGCGACGTACCTTTGGTATTGTCAAGCTATTATGATAATTTACTTATTGAGAATTACACGGACGATTGGTTGTCAGATCGCGACAATGGGGATATACCTATTGAATACGGCGACCAATTCTTTATTACATTCTTAAAGATTACAGGCGGGACATATAAACTTTGGGTTCAGCCAACAAATGCAAACGGAACTTTGGGAACTGCGGTAAGCGGCGGAATTACAATGACCGGACAATTTAATTTGTTCAATTTTCAAGCTGCGGCAATAAATGCTTGGGCGGGTTCAACAATAATAACAGAAAATACATACGGTTATAATGTTTATATTTCACTTGGTGCAGGCACAACAAGGGTATTACGATTCAGGCAGGTATGTAACCCAAAGTACAGACAATATAACCTTCACTTTCTCAATAGACTTGGCGGATATGATACAATGGCATTCAGATTGGTTAACAAAAGAAGAAGCCAATTTGAACGGTCTTCATACAGACGTAACCCTTATCAGTTATCAGGTAGTCAAATGAAGAATATTGATACGTACAACAAATACAATGAAACTACGTACAATTTCGCAATTCAGCATACTGACTATTATATGTTGACTTCAGATTGGGTTAATGACCAAGATTATGCTTGGCTTGCGCAATTAATAGCGTCACCAATTGTTTATATGGAAGTACAGGGCGCATTTTTTCCTGTAACAATTAATAGTACAAATTATCAATACAAATACAAGGTTGCTGACAAATTATTTAATTTTGATTTGGAAGTTGAAGTTGGTAAATATTTAAACAGTCAATTCAGATAATGATAAGAACAGAAATTTATATTGAAAATCAATTAGTGGATTTGTTGCAAGATATTGGGACAAACTTTACATATACGATTGACGACGTTAATGACTTCGGAAGTCGCAATACTTCGTTTAGCCGTACAATTTCAATTCCTGCAACTTCAAGAAACAATATAATATTAGGTTTTGCTTTTCAATTAGGTATGGCTTCAGAACACAATATGGAATTGCCTAACATAAATACAAACTTTACGCCTTCACAGGCTGCTAAATGTGAAGTATTTATTGACAAAATACAAATATTTAAAGGGGTTATTCGCATACTTGAAATAGTTTCAAATAATAGTGCAACAGAATATCAATGCGCCGTGTTTGGTGAATTAGGCGGATTTATTACAGAATTAGGAAATAAGCGTTTAGAAGACTTGGATTTTAGCGAATATAATCATACCTATAATGTTACTTCAATACAAAATAGTTGGAATTCAATAACAGGTTCAGGTTATTATTATCCATTGATTGATTACGGCGACGTGTCAACCAATAAAGACGACTTTCACGTTTCAACTTTTCGTCCGGCATTATTTGCAAAGGAATATATTACAAAGATATTTGCAGGCACTTCTTATACTTTGAATTGTGACTTTTTTAATACAGATTTTTTTAAAAAGTTAATTATTCCAAATAATAGTCAGGGTATTCAGGGTACAAATGACCGCTTTATTCTTGGAACTATTGCAGCAACTAAAACAATATTAAACAGTAACACCCCAACCGCACGAAATATAAATGTACCATTTGATACTACAACTTTACTTTATTTTACGGAAAATGGAACAAAAAGTATATTTACTTATACTGACGGTACAAAGACAATTAGGGCGTTGGCTTCCATAACAGGCGTATATCAAACAGACGCCGCTTCATCAATTACTGCGACTTTATACGTTGCAGGTGTTGCGGTGCAAACATTAACGCAAGCAACTGTTTCAGCAAATAACCCTTATTCATTTAATTTTGATTATACAGGGAATATATTAAATACAAATACAGTTTACATAAATATAAGCGTACCGGGTACTGCAAATACTTATATTGTAACAATAACAAATGCAAATTTTACTTTCACTCAATTATCAGCACAATTAGCAAATGTTGCTTATAATGGTACTGTTTCAATAAATAACAATTTACCAAAAGGAATATTTCAAAAAGATTTCTTTTTAAGTATTGTTAAAATGTTTAATATGTACGTTTATCAAGATAACATAAACGACAAACAAATAAATATTGCACCGTATATTGATTTTTATTCTGACGCCGTGACTAATTCTTTAGATTGGTCGCAGAAAATTGATATGGGTTCAACAATGTCAATTAAACCAATGTCACAATTGAATGCTCGTTATTATGCGTACAGATATTCTGACGATTCTGATTATTATAATGAAAACTACAAAAAGAAATATGGTCAATCATACGGTGATTTTTTATATGATTCACAATTTGATTTTGTAAAAGACACCGCGTATTCTCAAATTATATTTGCGCCAACTATATTAACGCAACCAACTTCACACGGACACGCTGACAAATATTTTTCAGCTATTTATAAATTATCTAATTATAATACACAGGAAGACCCAATGGATTCTGTTTTACGTATTTTAATGGCTAAAAAATTAAATATTGCGCATCAATGGCATATTAAAAGCGGAATCAATGGTGCAGGTTCTAATTTAGCTTCATTAACAACTTACGGTTATGCGGGACATTTAGACGACCCAACCAACCCAACTGTTGACTTAAATTTTGGCGCACCAAAAGAATTGCAATTTCCTGCGTCAACCTATCCAACGAATAATTTATTTAATACATATCATTTGCCGTACATTTTAGAAATTACGGATATGGAATCAAAACTATTAACGTGCCGCGCTTACTTAAATGCGATTGACATATATAATTTAGATTTTAGCAAATATATTTGGATAAATGGCGTATTATTTAGACTTAACAAAATTGAATCATACGACCCTTTGGCATATAGAACAACACAGATTAATTTACTTAAAGTAATAAATACAAATTAATGGCAGAAGAAGTAATTGGTATAAAAGTCACCGCAGATACCGCGCAAGCGACCGCAGACGTACAGAAATTAGACAAAGCTTTTACCGAAACGGATAGTTCGGTTAAAAGTTTAAGAACACAACTTAAAGAAGCACAGGCGCAGGTTGGTTTAATGGCTGATAAATTTGGTGCAACTTCAAAAGAAGCAGTAAATGCAGCTAAAAA